CCGGAAAAATAACTGTTGAAAATCTTGACGATCCTTGGGCAATAAAGGCCGTTGAGGAAGCTCCAGCAGCTGTCGATTCGGTTCAGTTGGTCAAAGATGTTCTAGGCGGAAAGACTCAGGAAGATATCCCAAGTTGTAAGCATGGCGAGATGGTTTGGAAGCATGGAGTCAGCTCTAAGAACAAAAAGCCTTGGGGTCAATTCCGTTGCATCAAGCAAGGTCCAGCTGGTCCAGGAGTAGAAGCTTTCTGCGATCCTATTTGGTACATGATTTCAGAAGATGGTTCATGGAAGCCACAGGTGAAGTGGTAATGGGAAAACTCTATTTTAAGAACCTCGACAAGGAATGGGAGCAATTCCCTACTGATGAGGATTTAGAAGCTGCTCGCAAGAGCGCTGATGACCTTGAAGAGCTTGGTTTCCGTATCATCTGCCAAATGTGCAATGAGCGACCAAGCATCAAAGAAATCAAGGAGAGAGCTTTACACTCTGAATGGACATGCCCTAAGTGCCACACAATCAATTCGGCAGGTAAGGCATAACATGAGTCAAAGTCGCAAACACCGAGGATATAGAACCGAGAAGGTTGTTGCGACCTATCTTTCGCGCTGGTGGCCACACGCAGTAGCGAATGGAGCTGGAAGGTCTGGCAAAGATGTGACCGGTGTCCCGTTCGACATCGAAGTAAAAGCAAGATCAGCCTTTCAGCCAAAAGCATGGATTGACCAAGTTACCAAACGCGGTGATGTAGGTGGGGACTTGCCCATCGTGGTAGCGCGTATGAACGGCCAAGGAGAAGATGCTTCACAGTATTTGGCATTTATGCGCCTTGGTGACTTGGTTAATCTTTTGCTAAGTGCCGGTTATGGCAATTTACAGAAGGAACTGGCACAATTAGAGCCTGAACGATGCTCACAATGCGGAGCCTGGAGCTTTAAGGATGTTCCATGCCGCACCTGTCAGAAAGAGAATGAAGAAGCCTAATGCCAATCTATGAATTTGAATGTGATTGCGAGGCCAATCTTCGCTTCGAGAAGGAGCTTAAGATCAATGAAAATCACACAATCACTTGTCCGGTTTGTCATGGGCAAATGCGCAAAATCTATTCAGCACCTAACATCCATTTCAAGGGTTCAGGATTCTACTCAACCGATAATTAGAGCGACACGCTCAACGCAAGGATTCAATAATAAAGGCTCTGAGCAGGGCTTTTACAATTATGTCATCAAATCCTATTTGACTAATACGGTACGCTCTACGGCTAGAGCCCATCAGGGGCTCAGGGCAAGCCTGAAAGGCGCAGCTTGCCTGGTAGCCGCCGCTATTGGGATAGCTATGTCTATGCCTATGGCAGTAGCACCTGCGGCTCAAATAATGCCAATCAAAAGCGTTAAACAATACGCAAAAGAAAAGACTCCTAATCAGACTCAATGGAAATGCTTATCAAAGCTTTGGGGTAAAGAGTCAGCATGGAATCATTTAGCAGATAATCCTGATTCAACTGCATTTGGTATTCCACAGATATTAGGGTTAAAGACTCATGATCCATTTGAGCAGATAGATAGAGGGATTAAATACATTGCTCATAGATATTCAGGAGATGCATGCAAAGCATGGAAGCATCACCAAAGGCGAGGTTGGTATTGAGTAGCTTACGCAGTACAGGATCAACGACTCAATGGCGCAAGATACGACAGAGAGTTATAGACAGAGACCAATGCTGTCAGAGATGTGGTACTGAAGAGATGCTAAGCGTTGACCACATCGTCCCAAGGAACCTTGGTGGTGGTATCGATTGAAGAACCAAGAGTTCTGATTGCTGATGCGCCATCTTTGACCAACGCTGTATCGTCAGGCGTGGTCCAAGAGTAGTTCGTTGTAGTTGCCATTTTTCTCCTTTTAAGCGACCACAGTCGCGTTCAACCAGTCCATTGTACCGGATAGGGTGTTCCATTTTTCGGTTGCGATGACATTTTCCCACTTATTTGCTGTGAGTGAGAAGCTCACCGGTGAAGCGTTAAAGCTGATAGATAGATCATTGAAAGAGGCTTTAAAAGTCCAACCCTCAACAAAGCCTTGGAAAGAACCCCCTGTGATATTGATTGGAAGGTTTTGAATATCTACCGGCAGTCCCATGAAAATGTTAATGAGCGCATCTCGCTGAGTATTGGTCAATTCAGGATTGCCAAGAGCAAAATTGATGGATTCAAACTTGGCGTATGGATAGGCCCTGAGTCCAATATATCTTTGAGTCAAAGCTTCAGCATCAGCTGTGTTTTTAATTGATGAGGTGGCTGATTGAGCTGATACTCCATAAAGGCTTTCTGATTCAGCAATTTCATATGTGTAGGAGCTATTTGCATTGTTTCCATAAGCAACCGTCAGTTTGTTTCGGACATCTCCAAGCCTCGTAGAAGTGGCAATTCCTTGAGCAATGGCTGAATTGGCATCAAGGGTTACATAACCATTGGCTGTAAGGTAATTCTGACGATGGAGAGTTGAGGCATAGCCAATGTTCCCGTTGGCATCTTCATAGATATAGCCAAAAGCTGATTGGGCAATCTGTGTTGCCATGCTGTACAAATCAGCAAGATTAGAGCTGCGTGAAATCATCGTATATGTTCCAGGCTTATCGATTTCTCCCAAACCAAGGTTGACCGCATCTGCCCAAGTCTCGGTTGGATCGTATGCAGCCCAAGTTTGAGATGGCGAGATATCGTTCCAGGCTCCCAAGAGATAATTGCTCAAAAGGCTATAAATCTGATTTCCATCATAATCTTGAGACAGAATTCCAGCATCAAGAATTTTAGGGAGCTTCGAAAGAGCCCCAACGGCAGTCAAAGAAATGACTGTTGTGTTTCCAAGGCTTCCAGCACTATTGACGGCAATTCCGTAATCTGTAACAAAGCCGCCAAAAATAGGAACAAAGGTCCCTGAGGTATTTTTCACCTCAATGGTTAAGCCTGTTCCTACTTCAAAGCCGTAGTCATAATTTGTTAAATTCATGAGCTGGACATTGCAGTAACCAGCTACAGGCTGAGAGTAAATATCAGTCCGGCCTGAAGTGATTGTTAGATTGGCGATTGTGACATTTGTGACTGTGTAGCCATCAACCTTGACTCGCCAAACCGGAGTCCATGCTGTCATACAAGAGCCCCTGCTCCAAGGGTTCCCCGATAGTTAGATTGGTTGAGAAGATTGATGATTGTTCGAGCTGTGCCTTCAGTATCCAAAGCTCCGTTGACGGTGATATTTGTGACTGGAGCTGTTGAAGCTGTTTGGTTCATCAATGGAAGATAGGAAAGAGATGGGGTCGCAGATTGGTTCAGGGTGACTGAGGTCGATCCGATTCCAAGCATGCCAGCAAACTTGCCGCCAAGACCTTTGACAAAGTTAACAATTTTGACAATGGTTTGGTAAATGGCATTTATGCGATCTATAAAATCAGCAAAAAGGCCGATAACTCCTGAAATCGCTGCACCAACAACCTTAAATGCAGCTCCTAGCGTTGTTCCCAAAGCCGGTCCAAGGTATTTGATGACAAATCCACCAATAGCCACGATTAAGTTATAGAAAGGCTGAAGTTTATCGTTGTTGTCCTCAATGGCAGTTTTGATGTAATCAAAAGCTGTTGTCAGACCTTCAAGAATTGGCTGGAAGGTTGCAATGACCGGTGCAAGCTTTTCGCCAAGGTTGCTTGTGAAAGACTGAATGGCAGGAACAACCCGATTGATAATTGTGTCAATCATTGGAGTAATCGCCTGGAGAATATAAACCCCAACGGTTTCCTTGCCCTCTTGAACTACCTGATTTAAGCGAGCCATCTTTCCGGCATAGGTATCAGCCTGGATGGAAGCTTGGTCTTTGAAGGTATTTGCCAAGACGGCTGTGATTTCCTCGAAAGACATGGTTTTAAGCTGTGCTTTATCAATGCCTAGGCCCAACTTACCAAGAGCTGTTGTATTGCCCTCATATGCCTTTCCTAGGGCGTTTGAGACGGCTTCTAGGTCCTTGCCTGAGCCGGCTGCAACATCGATTGCCAAAGTCTGTAATTCTTGCGCTTTAGTGACATCTTTTGTAGCTCGAGTCAAACGCTCAAGCGATGGACGAAGCTGTGTGTCAGTCAGGCCATATGCAAATTGTTGCTTCTGAATGTAGTCCTCTGTAGCAGCAACTTGCTTGTCTGTTGCGCCGGTCACATTCTTGAGAGTTGTGGCTAACTTCGCCTGAGCTGCCTCATCTTCAATAGCAGACTTCACGCCATCAACGGCAAGCTTGCCAGCATAAGCGGCAGCGGCTACTCCGGCCAAAACGAAAGCTTGGCCTACTCGTTTGCCAAATGCCTCGACCTTATCGCCAAAAGTCTGTGTTTGGTTATCGGCTTGATCTAAACCCTTGGTGAAGTTGTCAATGTCAGCAAGGAGCTTGAGAGTTAAGGCTCTACTTGTTCCTGCCATTATGTCCACTCCTTCAGAATTTTATCAAATGAGGCTGTCCACTCAGAAACGATATACGGCTGGATTCTGCGAAGAGTTGGATATATGAACCAACCCTTAGAACCGCGACCTTCACGACCTGACCAAACAGGGAATTGCTTAAACTTGTTGGAACCGAATTCTGAACCACCCCAAAGCTCTTTGGTAGTTCCACCACCGCTAAACTTCTGAGAAGCAAAGCCATAAGTGACTTCACCAACCTTGGAAGATTTCTTTACTCGAGAACCTTCGGCAATGCGACTGGCCACCTTCCGGGAGTTTAAGCCGGAAGCTGTACCAATCACCTCGCCTCTTGCATATTCCGCCAAAGCACCGGATTGGCGTTGAGCCTCTTCGGTTGCTTGCGCATCCATGTTTTTCAGAGCTTTGAACACAGCGCGAAGTTCACTCTTATCAAAAGCGACTTGCTCAGCGGCCATTTCTCTCTTCTAACACTTCAATAGCGGTCAAAATATCTTCGGCAGTTTGCCATTGATCCATTGGAATCTTTGTGGCTATTGCCAGTTCCACCAAGAGTCGGCTTACGCTTCCCCTAGGATGGCTTTTGGGTTATCGTCTCCAAGTTCAATGTCTGTGATGGATTCCATCCAAACATCGAGGCTTTTTGTTGGCTTTCCAGCGGCTTCTCGTTTCATTGCGCTATGTGCAACGAACAAGATGTCCCACATTCCGCCAAATTGAGAGATGACCTTTTTTGTGGCCATCTCCCAACGGGCGTAATCAGGGGGACGCACTATGAAAGTTTCTTCCGACCCGTCTGTATATTCAATTTTTACTGATTGCTGCATTTTTCGCTCCCGTCTTTAGTGTTTAGCTAAATGTCTCTGTGACATCGCCCTTTGATACTTTGAATGAGAATTTTACAGTCTGAGCATCAGTTCCAGCTCCACCTGCTGTTGGAAATTCAGGAAGAATTGGGAACACGAATTGTGCGCCTGTTGCTGCTGTAAGTGTTACAGAAATTGTGGTGTCAGGAGATTCAGCTGCTGTCCATAGAGCTTCGCATACTGAGCCGGTCTTTCCCCAATCAGCAAGCATTTCTAGATCGAAAGTTGCCTCAACATTTGTTGTCTTGTAAGCCTCTCCATCGAGAGTCTGATATGTCTCACGAACATTTGTCTTTGTGAGAATTGCTGATGTTGCTTGGGCTTCGATATCTGTTCCACCTGTGAAGGAGAGAGAAATATCGCGACCTGTGATTACTGTGGTTGCCATTTATATTCCTTATGTTGTTTGTGTGTAGTAGGTAGAAACTCTGATATCGGCCACCAAACAATTTGATGGACCAACCTGAGTGACCGTTGGTTTTTCAACCGCTCCGATTGTGTACCCGACAGGGATTACTTTCAGAACGCTGATGACAAGCTGCTCGAGATTATCGAGCGATGCAGGATTGCTGTTGTAAGCAACCGCACAAGAGATCACAAGATTAACCTTCATGTGAAGGGTTGACTTGTTGATGGTCTCTAAATCTATATAAGGTGAATCAGGGACGGTCACTACAAAAGGAACCATCGGTGACTCAGGGACCCATGCGTACACATTGCCAGCAACTCCGGCAAAAGCATTTGCGAGAGGTTGGCGTACTGTGTCAAGAATTGTTGATGCTGTCATTACTGCACCATTGATTCAACATCGAGGTAAGCCCCTAAAAGGCCTGACACGCGATTGAAGAGTGACCGCCCTAAACGATAAGGAGAAACAGAAGTGAAATCAATTCCCTCGATCTGTCCACCTGGAGCAATGCGGGATTGGAATACTTCTACAGATACGGCGAGAACAGCTGATTCAACAGCGCTAACCCCAACATAAGTGGAAGCACCGGAAAGAGTTGCCAAGCCAGAAGGGATAACATTGATTTCAAGAATATCCGCATTGGTGATCGCCGCTGTGAATTCATAGGCTGTTGGGCCTTCCAAAACTGTGTGTGTTCCGTTAAATGGAGAGCCGCATCCTGTGATGACTACGCTCTGACCCTCTGAAAACTCGTGAATGTTTGTTGTGTGAAAGGTTGCGACATTATCAGTCAGCGAAACCTTATCAACAGCAGTTGCGTACTTTACAAGCATTGGCAAAATTACTGCTTCGGCAGTATCGATTACATCTGTCAAATAGGCATCGTTATAGAGGGATGTAGAAACGCCAAGAACGGACCGCAATTCGCTTGCAGTTACTATTGTTGCCATCTCTACATCCTCTCGTTAAACGACTGTGGGGAGCCCCGGGAGCAGAGCCCCCCACATGATTAGTTTTTGCTAATTACACATTAAGTGTAAAAGCACCTGCGGCAGTCAAAGTGACCGCGCTTCCATAACCGTAGTAACCAACCTCAACCTGTCCTGTTCCAACAATGTTGGTGCGGAGCTGAAGTGGTCCTGCGCCTTCGTACCATACGAATGAGTCACCGTTAAGGATGATGATTGAATCATCTGCAACACCTGTTGAAGCATTTGGTGTGACATAAACTGGAAGTCCCATTACTGAACCAACAGCTGATCCTGGAGTTACAACGCCCATTCCGTTTTGGCTGTTTCCAGCTACATCGAACAATGGTCGCTTGTTTGAGTCATTGAGCTTGATTAAGTTTGCCCATTGTGATGGTGTTACAACAATGCCTGTTGCATGGCGCTTTGTTGCTGCATAAACAGAAGCTGCACCGCGTGAAATGAAGCCAGCAAATGAATCACCATCGAAAGGAAGTGTGATTACTGTTGAATCAAGTGTTCCTGCTGCGAGAGCTGTGTACATTGCTGCATCTGTAGCTGCTGCGTATTGATTCGACATGAGTCGGACCAATTCCTCAAAAAATGCAGGAGATGTGCGGTCGAGGACCTCTACATCGAATTTTTGCATGCCGGCATACTTAGAGACAGCACATGAAACATATTCAATTTCAACCTGTGTGTCTGAGAAAGCACCCTTTTCAGCTGCTGCTGCAACTGTTGGAGCTGTCTTAACGCGAGGAATTTCAAAGCTAAGTCCTGAAGCAGGAAGCACAGCATTACGAACTGCTGCAATCGCTGGACGGATGTTAGTTGTCTTTGGATCCCAAATTGTTTGGAGCTGTGGTGTTGGAACAAGACCAGCAACCTCTGTTGAAGTTGTATCTGATGCTGCTGAAACCCAAAGCTTTGAAGTCTCATCACCAAGCTGAGCGCGTACTGAGTGCTCTAGGAATGATGCTGGACCTGTGATTCCATGACGAACCTTGGTTGTCATGACTGGAGCTGTTGAAGCTTTCACTTCAACCTGTGCTGCTTCTACCGCTACATCTACGGCAGGAGCTGGAACGGTAGTGTCTGACACTTGTTCTCCTTCTGTGATTGTTGTTGTTTCTTCCTGAGTTGACTCAGAAATCTCTATTTCTTGCGCTGCGACTTTTTCGACAGTCGCTCCTGGAATTGCGCCATCAGTTACAAGGCTTACTTCTTGGAGAGTGCTTGCTGAGATAGCTAAAACGCCATCTTTGTTCTCCCATGAATCAACCTGAACACCCACGCTAAAATCGCTTCTTAGTCCAGTCGCTGCCTCTTCGAGGGCATCATTACCTGCGGTTGTTTTGGCAATTTTGAAGCTTGCTGTTATGCCTGAGTCATCCTGAGACCACTCAATAAGCTTTCCCAAAGGTCTTGTTGTGTCATGCTGAAGCACAAGCTTTGTGTTCTTAGCAAAAGCGATTGAGTCAGGTAAGAACATTGTCTTACCGGCTGAAGTGTTGCCCTCTGCGTTCCATTGAACGATTCGACCAGCGATGATGCGTGATTCTGCATCTGCCGCTGTGAGTGTTACTGGCATTGTGATCTTCATTATGCGTTCTCCTTGTTGTCAATCAAATCTTCTTCTTCTTGAATTTGCTCAACGCTCATTGCGCCAATTCGGTTCAAGATTTCATAAACCTGAGCGCGAGTCCAGGCATCTGAACGCAGGAAGTTGTATAGCCATAACCGAACCTCGCT